CATTTAAAGATTGGATAAATCTGGACAAGGTTATTATCCCTTGTTTAAAAGGCACACCCATCGTTAAGAGTTGGAGTGATGCAAGTTTTAAAATATCAGAGCAGGAGTGGGCACAAAAATATTCTCATTGTGAGATAGCTTTACGATTAGATGATGATGTAGACTTTGATATTGATAATGATTTAGTAAAAAGATTTATAGGCAAATATATCGTATCATGTGGAGCTATATCAGGTAGACCTACTAATCCAACAAGTCACTATTGGTGGAGAGGTAAATTAGATTTTAAACAGTTTGCATTACCTAAAGAATTAGAAAGTCATTACAAACATTTTCCGCACGGAGGAACTCTTTGTGAAATAAGAAACGGTCCAACATGTTATACCATCGTGCCAAAATCAAAACATAGTAAAGCTAATGAATATGTAGCATGGGAAAAATTTACGGGGATGAATCAATACCCTGGAGATCTTAATAAAGATTTACGTAAAGTTGCCTTATCTACAGCACTAAGTATTTTATACGGGGGACAAGGTAAGAGAGATCAATACTGCACAGCCATTGCCGGTGTACTATCTACTCACACAGATTGGTCAGAAAAAGATATTAGTGAATTTGTTTACAATATAGCTGTTGAATCAAATGATGAAGAGGCAGAAAAAAGAAAATCAAAAGGCACCAGTGTTAAAAAAGCACAAAGAAAACTTGGTATACCTACACTAGCAGAAATAGTAGGTTGTTCACAAAAAACAATCGCAGAGATTTTTAGATGGGTTGGTGTCAACCACGAAACAACAGAAGGTGCAGCGGCGGTAACACAGATTATTGAGTATGGTAGTGATAGATACTTTGTAAAAGTTAAAACAAAAGTTAACGGTATTCTACAAGAAAAAGAAGTCCAGATAGACGGACCAACGCTCATGAACCAAAAAGCTTTTTACGATGCAGTAATTAGTAAAGCACAAGTATGGTTACCTAAAATGAAACCAGTTGAGTTTGAAAAGACAATGAAAAGAAAGTTCGAAGAAAGAGAGAAATCAAAATTATATGTGGCAGAAGCAGATGAATCCTATCGTTTTAAAAAATTGTTTAGACAATACCTGTCCGAAGAAACGGTCTATGAAGATAAAAAAGCTCTGGCTTCCCACGGTAGTCCATTTCAAAATATAGAAAAAAATTATTTAGAATTTAGTTTAAATGGTTTTGAAGATTTTTTAGAAAGAAAGAGAGCATATAAAAATAGAACAGACCTAGTTATTGATTGTCAAAAGATATTAAAAGCTAGAAGAATAAATGGTAAATTTGATGGCAGATCTTGTGTATCTTGGAGAATAGATAATTTTAAATATGATGAGAGAGATATTATTCTTGAAGGGGAAGCTGAAGAAGTAAAGGAGATAACAAATGACTCCTAAGTTTATATCAGGACCACCAGGTACAGGTAAAACAAGTATGTGGTTAACCAATAAATATGTAGAGCTTTTAAATAAATACTCACACTCTAGCATTCTGGTTTTATCACACACTAATGTAGCTGCGGATGAAATAAGAGATAACATTTTAAAATTAAAAGAGGTAAAAGAAAGAGGGTTAACAAAAAAATCTTTTAAATATAAAATATCTACTATCCATTCTTATTGTAAACAAAAAATGCAAGATAAGAGAGAACTTTGGGGATACACAGACTATGAGGCATGTTGTGAATTAAATGGAGACTTTAGATTAAAAAAAGCAAAACCTAAAGATATTGATAGTAGGAACCATCCTTTTTTAAAATTTATTGATGGAGCACATGGTCATGCTCGTAGTTTAGAAGATCATTGGGAAGAAACTGAAAACAATACAGAAGCATTTAGACCCTATAAGAAAGACACTTTATTAGCCATGGCTAAAACTTACTATGATTATTTAGATAACTATAAACTATCCGACTACAATGAAATGATTCAAAAATTTATAGACAAAGCAAAAGCACCAGAGATAGATGTTTTAATCGTAGACGAAGCTCAAGATAGTAACGCCTCACAAAGAATAGTTCTAAAAAAACTAGCAACGCATGCAAAAGAAGTTTATTGGATAGGTGATGCTGATCAAACTATATTTGAGTTTGCAGGATCCGATGCAGATTATTTCCACACTTTATCTAAAGATGCAGAACAATTAGAACAAGGCTATCGTTGTGGTCTAACTATTAATACAAAATGTAAAGAGATTATAAAACCTATTTGGGATTACTATGGATACACAAGAATTTGGAAACCAGTTAAAAGTATTGTAGGTGAAGCTTATCAAATACCTAGTTGGGACAGACCCTCCTATGGTCTAAATAAACTTTTAGAAAAAATAGAGACAACGAAAGAAAGTTTTTTATTTACTTATCGTGGTAATCCAACAGATATGAAGGTAAGACAGTTTCTTAAAACTAATGGAATACAATTTGCACATATAAAAAATACAGCCTATGTATCTAATAAAGAATTAAGATGTCATAAAGTATGGCCTAATTTTATTAATGGAGAACCAATGTCTCTTAAACAGATAAAAGATTTTTGGGACTACATAGGTAGTGTCGTAGTGGTAAGAGGTAAAGGTAAAAATACAGATCCATTTAAAGACTGGGTAAAACAAGATTACACTATAGATCAATTAATATATAAAGGTTATTTGAAAGATAATGCTAAAGATCAAAGAGATTTTTCTTTGATAAGAACGAAAGTAGATCCAGAGAGACTTAAATATATAGACAATGCACTACATAAAGGGGCTGATCTAGAAGGAGACATTAGAGTAAAATATGGAAACATACATGAAGTAAAGGGTACAACATTTGATAACGTAATAGTAGACGAAACAAGAACAAGAGTAGAAGAATATTTTACACAGCTGCGTTTAAAATTTGTAGCCTACAGCAGAGGGCGAATAGATTATTGGACTGTGCAATCATCTGACAAATATAAATTAGGAGAGAGACGTGGCAGTCAAATCTAAAGATCCTTATAAAAAACAAATTGCGGGATCCCATTATAGTAATTTTAAAGTGCAGCCAAGCAAGTTTGTTAACGACAACAAGTTGCTTTTTGCGGAGGGGAATGCTATAAAATATATATGTAGGCATCCTTACAAGAACGGAAAAGAGGATCTGGAGAAAGCCATACATTATATAGAAATGATAATAGAGAGGGATTATAAATAATGTGCACCGTGCCAGAACTAATTGAATTAGATCTGAAGGGCGTAGATACGGTTGCCATCGACTTAGAGACTTACGATCCAGGGCTAAAAAAACACGGATCAGGGGCCATCAGAGGAGAAGGTTTTGTTTGTGGTATTGCAATAGCTACAAAGAAACAAACCTTTTATTTTCCCATTGCACATGCAATGACAGGCAACCTAGATCCAAAGTTTACCTGGAACTTTCTCAACCAAAAAATATTTCAAAATAAAAATATAAAAAAAGTTTTTCACAATGCAATGTATGATGTGTGTTGGATAAGAGCAGTAACAGGACAAATGCCTCAAGGAGAACTATTAGATACCATGATAGCAGCATCTGTATTAGATGAAACAAGAATGAGATATTCTTTAGATGCTATCAGTAAAGACTATTTAAAAGATTCTAAATATAAATATGATCTTCAAGAAAAAGCAGCAGCATATGGTGTTAAAGATCCTATGAGTAATATGGATAAACTACCTTACTCTGTTGTAAAAGATTATGCAGAACAAGATGTTAGATTAACTTACAGTCTGTGGGAGATATTTAATAAAAAATTAGACGAAGTATTATATCAACAAAAAGATAA